AGGGAAGCAGAAAAAAGAAAGCAAAAGATTGACCAATTTTACTTTGACCCAGAACTTCAAGAAATACGTGCAACCGAATGGAGAAAGCGTCTTTGCGGTCATTGGTTTTACAATTACAACCCTTTCACAAAAGAAGTAGAACTCATTTATATAACAGGTCAACACTACCTTTATGTGAACTATTGGAAGTTTCAGGGCAAGTATATGGATTTTCGTATTACAGACCGGGACGTTTGGTACGTGAGGGCTTATTGTGATACTGACCCAAATTGTTTGGGGCTTAACTTCTTGACAAGGAGGCGGCTTGGCAAGTCGGCAATGGCGGGGGCGTGGGCTTACGAAAGGACAAGCCGGAGGCCAACCAACCAACACTGCGGTATTCAAAGTAAAGACGATGACGGTGCGGAAGAACTGTTTAAAAAAGCCATTGTTCAACCGTGGCAGAAATTACCCGATTTTTTCCGACCTATCTATGATACAATGAAGGGTGACGATCCTTCTGAACTTAGGTTTTTTCACCCTTCAAGACGTGGGGCTACGACCGAAGAAGAAAGGGAGAATGAAGATGCTTTGGAATCGTGGATTGACTATGGCCCAGCGAGCGAAAGTTATTACGATGGTACGGAACTATTAACATACGTTTCGGATGAAGCAGGTAAGGTTGAAAAGAAAATCAGCATATCCGAAAGGCAAAACATTGTAAGGTATTGTTCCGAAAACGAAGGGAAGATTAGAGGGAAGCAATGGTACACTTCAACCGTGGAAGTAGATGAAACAACCGCAGATGAACACGAATTTCAGGAACTCGTACATAGCAGCAATCCATTGAACAGAAACGAAAACGGAAGGACAAGTACGGGTCTTTATACGTACTTCCTCCCGGCACACCACGCTTACCAATTTGATAATATTTACGGATACCCTGACGTGCAAGCCGCAGAAAGAATCCTTTTGAATGAAAGGAAATATCTTTTAGAAGAAGGAAAGTTAAGGCATCTTGCATCCGCAAAACGTAAGAACCCAATGACGCTTCAAGAAGCGTTTAGTGTTGACGGTGAACATTCTCTGTATAATCCCGTACCTTTGCAAGAACAGTTAGACCTTCTTTCTTGGGGGGATAAAATGACGGAATTTGGTAACTTAGTATGGAAGGACGCGTTTGAATTTGAAAGGCCAATTAAAAATGATTTCGGTGAAATAACCGGATGGGAAATAAATCAATTAGAGTGGGTTCCGTCCCCGACTGGAAGGTTTGAAAAGGTGATAGGTTGGTGGCCGAGAGAAGCGAACAAAGTATATAAGAACGGGAGCAAGTTTTTACCTAATAACAACTACTCTTATCGTATCGGATGCGACCCGTTTAAGTATGATAAAACAAAAGACAAAAGACGTTCAAATTGTGCGGCTTTTGCATACCAAATCAAAGACGAATTATTCCCTAACGACCCCTTCAACGATATGCCTGTTTTGCGGTATTCCGCAAGGCCGGAAACAACCCGTGAATCAAATGCTGATATTTTAAAAATGGCATGGCTTTGCGGTTGTCAGGTTCTTTTTGAAAGAAACGTAAACCATTGGAAAAGGGATTTTCAGGATTGGGATTGTGATGCTTTTATGATGTACTTACCGGGGGAACTTGAACCGGGGATAGTTACCGATGGTACGGGCAAGGTAGTTCAAATGATTTGTAACTACACAGAATCCTACCAAAATGAACACATCAAAAAAGTGTACTACAAAACCCTGATAAGAAAAGAAGCAGGTTGGTTAGGGTTTAAGATAGAAGATACCCAAAAGTTTGACGAACCTATGGCTTTCGGGTTTACACTAATTGCGGTACGTGGTAAGAAGTACAGAAAGCCACAAACAGAAATGCAAAGCATTGAATCAATAATGCCATTAAATAAAGCAATATAACAAAACATGATATACGAAAGTTTAGGACAAGGCGCACAGTTCCCGTACCCGGATATGAGCATTGACCCCGCAAAGAAAAATCGTGAGTGGTGTATGCAGTATGCTAAAGCAGCGTACTATGACTTCCAATACTCTTATCCAAAAGGAGTATTTGCATCCAATGGTGGAGACTATGAAAAGTTCCGTATGTACGGGTTAGGTAAGCAGCCTATTTCCATGTATAAAAAAATGTTAGGGGTAGACCAACAGACTAACAATACATGGCTTTCTATTGATTGGTCAGTACGTTCAATAGTTTCAGGGTACAGGGATAAGGCAATATCCCGGCTTATGAAAGAAGATTACAGTGTAGTAGCAACCCCAATAGATATTTTGGCTAAGACGGAAGAAACAATGTTCTATTCCGATATGAAAGCCAAACTTGCGGTACGGGAAATGCTGATTAAGCAAAACCCCGAACTTGCATCCCACCCAATGATACAACTCAATACAGGCGAACCATTGGATTTGGAGGAATTTCAAATGAGGGTTGAATTAGGGGAGCAATTCAATAGAAGCAAGGACGCTGAAATGGCTATTGAATTAGGGTTCTATGAAAACAACTACTCTACTATCCGCAGACAATGGTATGAGGATTTGTTTGATTTTGGGGTAGCAGGGGTAAAGGACGAATTGGGGGCAGACAACAAAGCCAAGTTCCGCAGGGTTAACCCCGAAAGAGTGATTGTTTCATTCTGTAAGGATGCTACGTTTAAGGATATGGTTCATGCGGGGGAAGTAATTGATGTACCCCTTGTAGAACTCGCAACTATTACAGATGAAGAAGGTAACAGAATGTTTACCGATGAAGATTTGACAGAATTTGCAGCATCATTGGCGGGTAAATTTGGCAACCCCGCAACCGTTGGTAAAAATAGCGGTTGGTTCAAGCCATACGATAAGTTCAAATGTCAGGTATTAGATATTGAGTTTCTTACTTACAACACAACTTCATATCGTATAGCCAAAGATGAAAATGGTAATTACGATGTAAGAAAAGCCGATTTTGGAATGGGTAAAAAATCCGATAAATATAAGCGTAAGACTATCCAATACGTTTATAAGTGCAAGTGGATTGTAGGAACCGATAAGGCTTACGATTGGGGTATGTGCTATGACCAAAAAAGGTATAATTCACCCGAAGCAAAGGGTAAGACAAAACTTTCATATCATTTTTGCGCTTACAACTTCTATCAAATGAAAGCGCAAGGGTTTATGGAAAGGCTTATCCCTTACCTTGACGAATACCAACTTACAATCTACAAAATACAGAACTTCAAAAACAGGGCAGTCCCTTCCGGTTGGTGGATTGACCTTGATGCGCTTGAAAACGTGGCATTGAGTAAAGGTGGGGCAGCAATGCAACCAAAAGAACTCTTGCAAATGTTCTTTGATACAGGGGTGCTTGTGGGTAGAAGTCAGGATGAAGCCGGGAACCCGAAAGGCCCGAACTGGAAACCTGTTATCCCTATTGAAAACACGGCAGCAAGTGAACTCGCAATGTTCTACCAAGACTTGCTTAATACCGTAATGACAATCGAAAAGATTACGGGGTACAACGATATTACAAGTGGGAACCCCAACCCCAAAACCCTTGTTCCGGGTTACGAAATGGCACAGCAGTCCACAAACGATGCTTTATACCCGATGGCATGGGCAGAAGAAACGCTGACCCTATCCCTTGCAGAAAACGTCCTTTTAAGGATGCAACAGGGGTTAAGAAAGTCGGGTGGGTTGAACGGATATGCAATGGCATTAAATACAAATAGCCTTCGCACAATCTCAATTAACCCCGGAATAGCTTTACGGGACTATGGTATCCGGCTTGAAAAGAAAACATCAGACGACCAAAAAATGTGGCTTTTACAGCAGATGCAGCAGGATATTGCCAACGGGTATTTAAACACTTCCGATGCGGTAATGCTTGTAAATACAAAAAATGTCAAGCAATGTCAGACTATATGGGCGTACAGGGTAAAAAAAGAGAAGGAAAGACTTCAAGAGTATGAGTTACAGAAAATACAAATGAACAATCAGGGGGCATCCGAAGCAGCACA